TAGGAAGGATTCAAACCATTCTTCAGGAATGTCAAGCTGGCGTAGTTGTTCGATTTTCATTTAATTTCCAATAGTGAGTTATATGCTGAGATACAAGCGTTCAATTGGTTGATTGCTTGATCGCCTCTTTCTGTGATGGAGACAAGAGCTTCACTAATTCCTGCGTCAAGGTCGGCTCTTGTTTCTGTATTCCCGCTGGCAGAGTAGGAATCGTTGGACACTGAGCTACAACTGGCAACTGGGATTGACAGCCGCACAGCACCAGAGGCAAGATTATTCCGAAGCGTTTTAGCAGCTTGGTCAGCCTTGGCTTGCGTAGAGGCCAAATCGCTAGAAATCGAGGCAATTCGTTGATCTCGGTCATTAGATATTTCCTTTGCTTTCTGGTTAGCCGCCTCTAGTGCAGCCTGTGCTATTGCACGTTCTTTGTCAAATTCTGATTGCTCATGCTCATAAACAGCCACAGCAACAACCAACCAGCTTACCAATATAGCAATTAGCTTCCACGGTATCATCATTTTGGCTGCTCCTCATGATTCTTAGCAATAACTGTGCTGACCATGCCCAAACTCTTTTCAGAAGCAATGCCACCAATAGCGCCAACAATCAATAGCACTATGTCATTAAGCATCTTTGTATAAGCCTGGTCAATAGGAGCCATTGCCTTCATTGGCTGCTCAACAAAGGTCAGGGAATAAAGCATCATGAATGTGATGCACACAAACACAAAGACCACCGAAAAGACCACAAAGGCCCACATTCGGATTTTAATTTCCTCTGGTGTCAGGCGCATTTGGGAGGTTTTTCTGGAGAATAGGAGCGACCAAATACTCGGGGCAATTTTGTGCGAACTCACAAACTGGCCTTTGGCATTTCGCAGCCGTAAATTGGCTTGGGATTTGACACTGGTATCTTGTTCGGTCATCGCAACCAAACAAACTAAGAGTGCTTGCGAACAGAATGGCTATTCTTTTTAGCATAGTCAATTGATTCCTGCACAAACAGATAGCCAACGTAACCAAAGACAACAACCAGAACAACAATCAGACCAGCAATAAAGAATTCTTCTTGCTCCTTCTTCTTGGCGGCTGCTCGGTCTTTGGCTGCTTGCTCTGCAAACTTGTCGGCCTTGTCCATTTGCGCTGTGCGCTCTTTGATTTTATTCCAAACGTCAATCTTGCCAGCTTGCATAAACAGCATTTGAAGCTCACCCTCAAATTGCCGTGTTTGCTCTAAAGCCATCTCAATCTGGATAGCAGTTCCCATGTTGGAAGCCTGACCAGAATCTTTGGCTTCCTTAACTGCTTGAACAGCGTTGCTCTTAGCATCAAAGTATTTGCCCAACACAGGGCCAAGCGAAGCAACATCATCTACCGTTGAACTCATCTTTTTGACGAGTTTAACGGCTGACTGTATTGCTGCTAAAGCTGTGATTGGGTCAATCATTACTTTTTCCAGTTAGTCCATACAACACCGACAACGCTAAGGAAGCCAGTGATATAGAGCATAGGCTTGGCAAGTGAAGCAATCATGTCAATGACACGCATAGCGCCCTTAAATGCCTGAAAAGTATCAATTAGCTCTTTAGTGTTGCGGTCAATGGAATCGACCTTAGCCTCAACTTCTAGCAAGCGTTGATAGATTTGCTCATGGCTGATTGGCGTTTCCATTTTTGACCCACGGTAAAGGAGGATTGGCAGAAATAGCAGCCAGTTGACGAGCTAATTGACCCGCTACTTGGGCTTCTGTGTCTGGTTGCAGATTGGTCGTAATTGTAGTTGTTTCATTGGTAATTGGGTCTGTAATGCTATACGTTACAGGCTCAAAGCACCAAGCCAAAACTTGAGCTTCTTGCAGGTCGTTGTAAGCCGTAAATGGATTAGCTGGCTCACCCAACTTAGCTGTTCCAGCAGCCGCAGCGGTCAGATTGTTAACGTCATCCGTACCGACACACATCCAATCAGCATAGATCACCACATCGGTCTTACCATCAACAGATGGATTTACCGTCATCTTAGGGATTGACCATTTGTAAGTAATCATAATTTAATTAGAAGAAACAATGCGCCAATATGTACCGTCACTAATTAACTGCGCCCATTTGCCAGCCGTAGCAGAAAGAATTGCAGTTCCAGCAGAACCACCAGTTATAGGTGTAATGTTTGATGATGCAGAAACAACTGTATATGCAGCTTGAGTTGTTACAGTAATTGTTCTTCCAACATAAGCTGCTGGTGAAGGCATAGTTAAAGTGCAAGTCGCAGACCCATTGACTTGAATAACTTGTTCAGTTCCACCAACAGTATAAGTAGTAGCAGTTACATAAGAGTATGGAGCATAAGCATTATCAATGTTATTTGCTTTTAAACCAAAAACACTAACCTGTGACACAGCAAAAAACTTTTGTAAGTTTGCTGCATAAATACATTTAACAGTTCCAGCGCCGCCGTAGTTTCCGTTTATTAAACTATTAATAACATAGCCACCAGTGCTTGAGCCAGTTGCCCTAGCATTAAAATTATTGTTTGTTATTTGACTATAAGTTGCGTTAATTCGCATAATGTCCATAGTAGACACCGTGCCATCATTTGCTACGTTGTTTCCTAAAAACAATCCTGCGCTATCTTGGTTTAATGTGTCCCCAGAACCAGTATTTTGATTGTCAAGCAATACAATTGGCGTTTGATTTGGATTGCCATATTGTAAAAAACAATTTGCAATTCTCCAATTTGCCAAACCCAACCCATAAAATAACATTCCGTAACCATTTGTATTGATTACAATTTCATCACAAGTAAATATGTTTCCAGTACCAATTGCGTAAACAGCATAGTTACGCATATTGGTAATTTGACCATCAAGAATATATGCTTTACTGCTGCTTAAACAAACTCCAGAAGTCCCCCACGAATTGACGCCAGTTCCAGATGAGTTAAACAAAATACTATTAACAATGTAGGCTTCTGAACTTCCTATCAAAAGAACAGCGCAGCTTTGGTACTCTGTAACAATAGCGTTTAAATTTATTGAGCTACTATTTATAGCCACAACGCCAGCTTCGCCATAGCCAGACATAAAAACATAATTTAAATTTACTGTATCGCTATCATTGTATAAAACACAAGCATGATAAGTGCCATTTGACAACCAATTAGCAGTAACTGTCCCAGAATTAAATTCAACAGATGGGGAACCACCATTTAAAGGATATGTAGTAATTCCAAGATTTTCTACTTTGCAGCCAGAAAATCCAACATTGTAAAAATACAATACACCAGAGCCTATATTTGCTCCTAAACTATTTATTGCTGATAAAGAAGTAAGCGGTCTGATTACACAATCTTCGTAATGTGAACCAACTAAATTTACCCCAACACCATTTTGAGGCATTGTGAATCTAATTGGTTGGCTAACAACATAATTTGTTCCAGTTAAATTTACAGTCCCGCCTCCAGCAGCTTGCACAGCCCACATTGCCAAAGTAATACCAACGTAGTCCCAAGTATCCGTAGATTTAAATGGGGGATTAGCCGCAAGATATGCAGCATTTCCATAATCATGACCTGGTTTTGTTCCGTAAGTTGAACCATTTATCCAGCTAGGCCACACATTCCAAGCTGCATTAGTAGCTGCACTTCCAACAAGAGCACCAGAACCATCACCTAGCGCACCATAATCAATGGCGTTTACTTGCGCGCCATTAATCATAGAAAAAGATGTTTTAGTTAAAGACATTTAATTTCCTTGTTAAACCAAATATGTAATTACTGCCATTATTCTCTTTGAAGATAGCAATACATTAGTTAATTGAGAAGAACCCGAACCAGCGTTAGCATACAAATTAATAGTTGTTCCTGAGTTTACAGGGCCAGTTATTAAATATGAATATGAAGTGTAAACAGTTACTAACCCGCCCACATTGGCAGTACCAGAAAAAGGAAGTCCACCAATAACTGCATTGCTTCCGCTAGCTGTTGACGGGTAAGTTATGTCAAAAGTTGCAGTAACTAATGACCCGTTTCTTGTATATTTCGCAGTTGAATTTTGAGTAAAACTTAAACTAGCGCCAGAACTATCAGATGGAGTCCAAGTGCCTTGCTCATACCAAGTCAAATTCTGGCTTGTCATTCCCGATGCGGGAGTGTTGGCTGTAAAGTTGATGCCTTTACCTGCTGTGCTAGGAACTAAATTTCCAGTTGCAAGTAAAAAATTACCGCTGCTATTTAAAGTGGCTTGAGTAGTGTTATTGGTATCAAAATAAATAGAGCCAGTAGCACTATCGCTATGAACCCAAAAATTTGTACCATCGACACAGCCTACATAACCTTGCCGACTGCTACCATAAAAGTCAATAAAATTTCCTGAGCCGCTGTTTTTAAATCGTGCAGTAGTACCGCCAGAAGCAGAAACAACGTGCAATTGAGCGACAGGAGATGTAATGCCAATACCAAAGTAACCGTTATTTGTACCCGCACCCAAAATGGTCGCATACGTTGTGCCGTTGGCTTGTATGCTTAAAGTCGTGCTAGCAGGTGCGCCAATAGTTGCAGCAGCAAAAGACAATCCACTAACAGCACGTCCAGCAGTTAAGTTTGCAACTGAAACGCTATTCGTTACGCCAGATTGATTAAGCGGCAGTATTTCACTACCCGATAGCGGGGTAGATGCAGAGCTTAATGCTGATATTGTGCTGTTAGACATTTTTAACGAGGCACATCGACTGTTGTACGACCAACTTCAATCCAATTCCCACCATTCCAAGCAAAATCTATTGATCGGCTGTAAGTGTTGGCTGGAGAAGTCCAAGCTGCAAGTTTGAACACAGCGTTCCATGTAATTGTGCCTAAAGCACCGCCAGAAGCATTGTTAATTGTGATTGTAATTCTTTGCCCGACAGTTGGATTTGTTGGTGCGCTGACAGAAAAAGCTGTTGTATCGTTTACAAGAACATTAAACCAGTTGCCTGATTCAGCGTTGATTGAAACACCAGAACCAGCCGCTTCTGTAATAGATACATACTCTTGAGCAAAGCCACTTGAGTAAGACAAGCATCCCAAATTGCTTGGCAAAGTAGTGGTGACTTGTTGGCAGTCTGGAGTGATAACAACACCAACACCTAAAGCAGCAGAACCAGTCAACCCAACACTATATGCACCTGAATAAGCGTTTAAAACGCTAGAAGAAATTTTAATGTTGCTCCAAGTTGCGCTGCCATTGAACACAATTGGATAAAGCTGTTTAGGTGTTCCATTATCATCATAAAACACGCAAGAGCTAATCAAGCCATTTTGATAGCCACCACTAGAACCAATTGCATCCAAACGAATACCAGGAGCCAAAGTAGAAGATACGCTAGAAGTATTATTATTTGCAAAAATACTGCCTCTAACAATCCAGTTGTAAGGAATCTGGCTAACAGGTGAATTACCACCGTTAATCAACAATCCATATTGAGCATTGCTATCAAAAACACAGGTATCAACAACAGCACCGTAGACAGCACCAAGTTGCAAAGGAGTGCCAACTTGTGCAGTAAACCTTGTTTTTGAAATAATTAGATTTTTGACAAAACTATAAGAAAAAGCGCCGTGATCGGATTGATTTGCGCCTTGAATACCTGTATCGCAACCTGTAAACAAACATTCATCGTATGTTATGTTATTGGTTGATAAGGAATAATAAGAACCAATATGAATGTTAAATTCGCAACGCTGAATTAAAACATCGCTTAAATTTTGGTAAAGACCAATACCGATAGCAGACGTTCCTGTGCTAAATGAGCAATCACGAACAGTCGCATATTCTGTATTGAACAACAAAATTTGTTCATAAGTGCTTGAAGAGTTGTAAAAATTACATTTCTCAATCAGGATATTATTGTTTCTAATGGTTGATTCTGAACCAGTTATTGTGCCAATAGAAATACCCCAAGTTTGGATATTATTAAAAGCACATTCAGAAACAGTAAAATTGTTTACATATTGAGCTTGGATACCAGTTCCAACATTGTTGACATTAAAAGTAATGCCAGAAATAAAAATGTTAGATTTTGTTGTTGCACTTAAAAAATCAAACAAGTCACCCGAACCTGTTTTCTTAAAAGTTACTGAAGCTAAACTTTGACCTTTTAAAGTCAAATTAGTTGCCCCTGTCAATGTGCCGTTAATGATATAAGTGCCAGCAGGAACGTAAACAGGGTAACCAGAATTTAATGCAGCTTGAATTGCAGCAGTATCATCAGTAGTCCCATCACCCACAGCGCCAAAGTCCTTAACGCTAACAGTCTGCTGCAACTTAGCTTGAACCGTAGTGGTTACTGCGCCTGTGCCGCCTTCGTTGTAGGTAACATCAGTAGCAGGAACAATGTTGGCATTGGTTTGCAAAACAGCAGTCGTAAAGTCCACCACAGCGCCCACATGGAGGCCAGTAGTAAAGGTGACGACAGTAGCTGAGGTCTCGGTGTAATTAACGCCTACAATCTGCTTTAAGCCGTCTACAAACACAACCAAGTTATTAGTCCCTGGCACATACGACATTGTGGTCAGCGTAAAGACCGTTTGACCCGATGTAGCCGTGAAGGTTTGTTCTTCAATGTCGTAGGTTTGATTGCCCGAGGTCAGGGGAGAATCAACTTGAACGTCCCAAACCAAGTTACCGTAAACATCATAAACTTGCTGACGATACGAGCCAGTACCATAAGCGATACATTGACCGTTGGCATCTAAGACAACAGGATTGGTATTTAAAACAGTACCAGCAGAGTTTTGATAAGTGTTTTTAAAGGTAGTGGTTGAAGGAATGTAGTAATAGACCTGGCCACTAGCCAAAGGCTTGCCATTGGAATCAATGAACTGCTGTTTACCGTTTGGGAGGATACCGTATGTCATGTTAGATGCTTTCTAAATTTATTCACCTAAGTCCATCAATTTCGGCTTATTAGCATTTTGCCGCATTTCTTGACGAGCTTTCTCAGCTTGTTTCAACAAACTTTTCTCTGTTGCTGCGTTCAACATTTTCTCACCAGTTTTGCGACCCAATGCAGCCGTTACAGGAGCAACAAAAGGACTAACAACAGCGCCAGCAGCCGCACCAATTGCTTCACCAGCAGCAGGCAATTTAGAAGTCAAACCTTGCACCCGAGCAGATTGCAAACCAGCACCTTCGTAACCATGAATTCCAGGCATCAAATGCCCGCCTCGATTCAATGTGTAAAAGGCTTGCTGTTCTTCCAATGGGAAAGCGTATTTGATTTTATCTGCTCTAGCGTTCAAAACCTTATTAACTGAGTTTTGATTCCACACGCCTGCTTTATCAGCACCAGCTTGATAGACTTCACGAGCCAAGCCACCGCTTATTTCGTTTTTAGCTTGTTGAGCTGCTGCTTGCAGTTCTTCAGGAACATCCAAAACCCATTTAGGCGCACCAGTAGCTGCGTCCACAGGGCCAAACAATTTTCCAGAAGCGACTTTGTCGGCTGTGTCATAGATGTGTCTCCATTGGTCAAAAGGCAGAGAATTGAGCTTACCCATGATCTTGTCAGGGGAAGTTGCCACAGCAACCCCATTGGGGTCAATGTCGCCAAACATTGTTTTGATGCCTTTAGAACCAAACAATGTTTTTTCAGCTTGGTGCAAAGCATCAGCCTTTTTAAACAACTCTTGACCGCCAGCAGAAGAAATGTCTTTGTCAATCGCTTGATTGATCTTGCGAATCATAGAAGCGTTATCTGGCGTCCAATCAGCGTTTAAAGCCTTTCTAACAGCGTCCCAAGCGTTGATGGTATTGGCTGCATGGACATTGCCAAACTCGTCTTTAAAGCCTGTTTCCTTGGCTAATTTGATAAGTTGTTGTGCGCTATTCAAAACGCCTTCGTTACCTTTTAGGCCAGCGCCAGCTTTAAATTGAGGGTCGCTAAACAGGTCATCAACGTGCGTTGATTGAATAGGGTTATCCCCAACCTTCTGACGAGCCTCGTCATAAAGTTTTTGTTTTTCAGATTTAAGGAAACCAGTTAAGCCTTCATCTCCAGCAAAGGCGGCATTAACGCTCTCACCACGTTCCAGATCAGACAGCAAACGAGGGTTAGCGCCTGTGTTTTCAATGCGCTTCTGAGCGTAGTTAGACAAAGCATTTTGCTCATTGGCAATCTGCTGCTTCATCAATTCGCCTTCAGGGGTTTGCAGTTTTGAAGTCGTATGCTCGTTTCTCAAAGCATTTTCGTTTTGAGTAATCACACCAGTGCGAACTTGGCCCGAATTACCCAAAATTTCATTAGCAATTTCAGCATTTTGCAATTGCTCTGCTTGGGGTACATCCTTGGTAATCTTTGACAGTTTGTAGCTTGGGTAAGCCCCCCGAGACATTTCTTCACCAGTAGCGCCTTTGTAGGGATTGGCTTCAACAGCCGCAGCGCCAACACCGACCAAACCATCTTTAGCCGCTTGAGGCTTCAGCAAGCTAGGATTAGGCCCATAGTCCTCAATCTTAGGCAAACGCTCTGCAATCGCTTTGCTAACAGCACTTGTACGAGTTCTAGCAGCGACAGCCAATTCAGGAGTTAAGAAAGGCAATAATTGACCAAGATTACGAATATCCTCAACAGGTTGACCAGTTTTTTCGGCAAGCTGCTCAGGCGTAACGCCCAACAAATTAAACAACTTGTTAGCGCCTTGCATAGCTGTTTGAACGTAAGGCTCAGTAACACCGCCAAGAGGCTTCTGATAGGCAAACTGATTAGTAATTCCAGCCAAGCGACCCAAAGGATTAGACAAAGCCTGAGTAATTTTCAAACCAGTTTGCTCGGCTTCCTTTGGCTCTTCAATGCCAAAAGCACGTTCTAACAATTGAATTCCAGTGCCAACAGCAGGAGTCAATCCGTTAAGCAATGTATCAGCAGCGCCAACAATTCGTTGAGGAATCTCTTGACGCTGTTGCATAACCTGATGACCAACAGAAGGAGCAGGGTTAGCCATACCGCTGAGTTCAATACGAACTGGTGCGGGCTCTTCTTCACCAGCCAAGAATTTAGAGAAATCACTGCCAACTGGAGCCGCTGGCGCTGTTTCTACATTCTTCAAAACCTTTTCGGTGTAGTTTTTAGGGTCAGCTTTGACAAAGCCGCCATATTGAGCCACAGCCTTTTGAAGGTCGCCGCCATTTTTGCTGTAAAGCTGTTCAAGATAGGTGCGGGCGGCATTACGAGCTTCTTTTTCATCAAAAGGATTAAATTTAATCCCTTGTTTGTGAAGCATTTGCACTGTTTCAGGCAAGAACTGATAAGCGCCCATTGCCTTGGTTTGCTTATTAACTGCCAGATTGTCCTTGCCGCTCTCAGTCTTACGCAAATTATCTAGCAGTTGGTCAGGAATAGGCGAGCTACTAGCTGGCGTATCTTGCAAGAAATCGGCAAATTCGCTCATTACAAACCACCTGTTTCAACCAGTTTCTCAATAACAGAGTTCTTTTTAACGTAAGGAGCAAGAATTTTCTTCTTATCCTCTGCGCTCATGTTAGGGGTAATCCCTAATAGCTTGTCACGAGCCGCCTTCTTCTCAGCTTCGCTCATGTTGGCATCACCATGAATAGCTCGCATTTCAAACAACTTGCTGTCAGCGTTGTCGCCCCACATTTGTTTAAAAGTATTGATATTGTTGTAACCATACTTTTGAGCAAACTTCTGAGCAGCTTGACCTTGCAAGTCAATGTTAGTCAAATCAGCCTTGGCACGTTTGGCAATGTCAGCCAGCACTTCAGGAGGATAAACCGCAGTGCCATTAGCGTGAGCAAGTAAGTTTTGGCCTGCAACAGTATCCAATGAGCCACCTTGAGCAGCCATGTTAGACATTTGGACGTTAGCCAAGTTTTTGGACATTTCCAAATAATCAGGGTCATTTGCCCAATTGTGAACGGCTCGGATGCCTTTGTTAAGCACATCGCTAACAGGATTCTTGCCAGGAACTTGCATAGTGTTGGCTTGCAAAGTTTTGGCTTTGGACAGCACTTCATCCAAATTACGGTTAGCCGTAGCCAAATCAGCCCTACGAGATGCCAAAGCATTGACGTATTTTTGACCTGTTTCACGATCTGCTGCTTCTTCAGGCAATTGAGGAGCAATGTCACCAGCCTTGCGAACTGGATATTTAAGAGGCATTGCAGGAGCAGCTTCAGCCGCAGGCATACCAGCACCAGCAGCCGCAGCAGGAGCAGGCGCTTCATTAGCGTTAGCAAACTTAGCAGGTGTAATTGTCTGCGTATAAGGATTAACAAACCCTGGTTGATTGCCGCCAACATTGGATTGATAAGAAGGCGTAATCATTGACAATGCCGTTTGAGCATTTGCCAAGTGAGTAACTTCTTGTTGAACCCATGCAGGCAAATCTTTTTCATCTTTGGGCAATGTGCCAAAGTGAGTCAAAGCTAAATTAGGGTCTATGACACCAGTAGCGATAGCTTTTGTAAAGCCATTTTGAATGTCTTGCTTGCTTACTTTGTCGCCTTTTTTGGCCCAATCAGCAACAAAAGGCATCAAGTTATCAGTCATCTTGCGAATTTGATCTAACTTGGCGTTTTGAGTGGTTAATTGACTGCCTTGCGTTTTGTAAAGCTGTTCAGCCATTTGCGGCAAGTTGATAGCTGCATTTGGGTCTTGGCTCAAAGCACGAATGATTGCAGGAATGTTAATGTTTCCTGTTTCATCTGTGTTTGTTTTGAAAGCATTAGAAACAGCTTGATTGGCTGCTAAACCTTGCTGGCCTTGTTGCAAAGCCAATTTAGCCTGCTCAATAGCAAGTTTATTTTTTTGGATGCCAAACATCTGGTCAATGTCCGAGGACAGACCAGCAAAGTTAGGAAGCGTTTGCTTCGTAGGAATGATTGATGCGTCAATAGTCGCCATGTTGATTCCTTACCCGAACAAAGAAGCCAAGCTAGCAATGCCAGGGGCAGTAGAGTTGACCGCAGAATAAATTTTTGCGCCAGTTCCAGCAGCGCCAAGCAATGAATTGAAAGTGTTAGATGCTTGATTGCCAGCCGCCACAGTGCCAGCAGAAGCAGCGTTACCCATAGCGCCATAAGCGTTGTAAGCAGCGTTACCAACACCAGCAGCAGCGTTTTGACCCAAGTTCAACAATCCACCAAGCTGGCTAGCGTTGGTTTGATAGGTGTTCAAAGCGTTTTGATATTGCTGGTTGTAAGTATTTTGTGCCAAGCCAGTAGCGTAGTTAGCCAAAGCCTTGCCTTGAGCGCCTGAGTTATTCAAACCCATAGCTGACTGCTGGTTGTTAACAGTGTTCAAGCCTTGACCTAATGTGAACTGGTATCCAGGCGTGTTTTCCAAATTAGAAGGGTTAAATTGGAAGCCTTGACCAGATACGCCTGTCAATTGACCATTAGAGCCAAATTGACCCTGATAGCCTAAAGAGGTCAGCAATTGAGGCAAAACAGAAGTACCAATAGCCTGATAAGGGGCTAGGTTTTGCTGCATTTGTTGCAACGCTTGCTGTTGATAAGCAATTTGCTGCTGAGACGCTTGCTGTGCGGCTTTGGCTTGCTGATTCGTGCCAGTTATATCGCCAAGTAAATTACCAATGAAGCTCATAAGCCCCCCATGATTATCATAGATTGCGGCTTACCGTCCCTGAACCATACGTTCGAGAGTTCGCCTTCTTTCACAAAACCACACCGACTAGCCAATTTTAAAGCAGGACGGTTCCATTGTCCAATGGGCGCAATAAATTTCTTGCATCCATTTTGACGCATTTTCTCTAAGCAATTCATCACAAAATCATCCACATCTTTTGCCCCTTTGAGCATACAAACATGAACTTCCCATGTTGTCGGGTATGCCTGCCTAAACATAACAAACCCATAATTATTCACAAAGTAAGTGGCTTGCTCTTGATATTGAAAATCTACTTTGTTGATACCGTCAACGCAAACCCACTTCCAAACCCGATCATCACGCATTACTTTCGTAATGAAATCTCTATCCATTTCAGTTCAACAGCAAGATATTGTTAGGCGTGTAATCAGTCACGACCCAATTAGTCCCATTGGAAACCAAAGTGCAACGATCACCCGCAATAGCGTTCAAAATAGCCGTAGCAGCAGACCCGCCAGCAATAGGCACGACATTAGATGATGCTGAAACCACAGTAAACGCTTGGTAGTTTTGGATGTTTAATACCCGACCAGAATAGCTAGAAGCCGTTGGAAGCGTCAATGTCAACGTGCCAGCATAGTTGTTAATCACCCAAATGTCAGTAGCCGCTACCGAATAAGTCGAGGCCGATACCGTTACAGGAGCCGAAACAGATTGCTTATTGTTAAAGGTGTTCCAATCAGTTGACGTTAAATAGCCATTAACACTGGTCGTAGCAGCCGCCATACTGATAGCAGGTGTTGTGCTGCCTGACGATACAACAGGAGCAGTACCAGACACCGAGGTCACATAAGTGCCTGCTGGCTGTTTATTGTTAAACGTATTCCAATCTGTGCTGCTTAGATAGCCGTTGGTGCTGGTTGTTGCCTGCGTGATACCAATAGTCGGTGTCGTGCCGCCAGTAGACGTAATCGGAGCAGATACGCCAATTGAGGTAACAGGAGCAGTCCCGCTAGATGCCGCAGTCAATCGACCTTGAGCATCAACTGTAAGAGAAGCGTAAGTGTAGCTATTAGCACTGACGGTCGTATTGGCTAGGGCAATGGTTACTGCGCTGGAGCCGTTAAAAGACGTTCCAGATAGTCCAGTACCAATAGTAAGGGCGTTGGTAGTGTTGGCGGTAATCGTTCCACTAGCACCCAAAGCAACAGAAACGC